CAGCAATTTCTAACTGACCATAGTAGTTTGCATCACCAGTCGTGCCAAGCAAAACTTTTCCAGTGATGGTATCATCTGCAAAAGTTTCAGTTACATGCACTCCGATGTTTTTCAAACTACCCTGTTTACCACTTGGACCTTTAAAACTCCACGCAGTACCAGTGCCAGCAGCGAAATCAGTTTCCACTGTGTCTTGGTAGATATATGCTCTTGGATTACTATAACTCATAATAATATCTCCTTAAGCTGCGCTATCCCACATCACTATACGTGACTGGGCTGCTTGTGTGTGAGTAATGCCAAATCCGCCAAGATAATACCACGCCACGCCACGATCCCTCCCGAAGTCCCCAGGAATTTTCCCGCGAATTTCTTCAGGAACCGCAATAGCTTCAGCAACAGTATCCTCGCCAAAGAACAAAGCCCAATCAGATTTGCCATTGGTCCAAGCAGCGGCAGCAGTGCCCATGCCAGTACCCTTAGCGATGTGAGTTTGTTCTACGAATCTAACGCCTTCGTAACGACCAATTTCGCCATTCATAATCATCTGAAAACCAGGATCAACATACTGCTTGATTGCCTCTAAGTCGTCTTTCAGAGCTCGCCATGTTGACGGCCATGCTAGAGCGTAATAGTCATCATCAGCATATGCCGGGATGTTACGTTCTTTCATATAATCAACAATAAGCTTAACATGCTCTTTAGCTAAAGCAACGTTATTATTAACAGCGCATACACCGTTAGTCGTAGTCGTGAGAGCTGTCGTGCTGGTCCCACTCTCGGGAACAACTCGTAGCTTACATGCATTAAACTGTGTAGCTGCTAGATTATCGAATGCCTTCTTGGCATCGTTCTTCAATACTTTCCGTACCACCTCAGCCACCGGCTGCTCAGAGAGATCGTCTAACTTGCCCGTCCACGGTACAGAGTTACCCGCTTCCGTGATCGTCATTGTTCCCTGAGAGATAGTGAATGAGGTTTCGGGGACTGTATTGGTTTCAGTGAGAGTAGTACCTTGGGTAGCCACATCACTGTACACGTTCCAATGGAATGTATCACCTCGGTGAAGTCCCTGGTGCGCTGCGTCTTTTACATCGCAGAACTGACGGAACTTAACCATCGGCTGAACTGCCATACGTAACAGGCGGCTCAGATTGTCGGCATACATATAACCACCAGAGGTGCTAACTGACCATACTTGTCCAGCCATAATTACCTCCTATAGAAGTTATAATAATTGGCCTCTAGCCTTTCTCATCTCCTGAACTATTTCAGAAGGTGACATAGGAACTTGATCAGAACCTATATTGGCAGAAGCCCTCGCAGATTTTGGTTGTTGCACAATTTTCTTTTTGCGCTTCAACCTACCATTTGAATTAGGCATAGTTCCAGCCCATTCACGAGTATACTCAGCAGCAGCTTTTATAATTTCAGCCGGTGTCCAATCAGGATTCTCCTGTGTTAGGGTAACCGTTTTATTATCAGCTACAGTCCTAAGCTCTGGCGATTCTGCTATATCAGGATACTCATCTTCAAAGGACCTAACCGCTTCCTCAAGACTTTTCTGATAAACAAACTGCTTTTGCTTTTGAACTTCTGCTTTTTTACTCTGGTCATAGGACGCTATTGCCCTATGCACAACCTCTTCTACATTTTGGGTAGCGTTACCGCGCCCACTATTTGACAAGGTTTTTAATAGACGAGCTGCTTCAGCAGCATCATCTTCAAATAAAGCACTGTGATATTTTTCAACTATGTCGTCCATATCATCTGCTTCATTTTCAGTAGAGGCGTCCTCTTGGGGTGGCCTGCTATTTATTTTTTGCACATATTGATTTATCTGCTGTTCTCTAGCCAAAAGAGCTCTCTCTTTAGCAGATGCAGCTTCAAATCTTTGTTGGGAGGCTTTATCTTTTTGATGCGATGTTTTTAAAGAATTGAAATCTACTTCAATCTCATCGCCATCAACTTTAATCCTAGTCTTCCAACCTTCCCCATCGTGCCAGATAGGAGAATCTGGTGCTTCTTCGGACTCTTCAAATGCAAGGTCCTCTTCAATAATCTCTTTACTCCTTCGGTCATAAATTTCTTCTAAAGCCTTTTGTCTATTAGAAGGATTTAAATTATTCTCTTCTACAGGCGCGTCTTCAGAAGTTTCTTTGACCTCTTCTAACGCATCCGTCTGGGTAGCGTTTTCCATTTTATGTTCCTATGGTTCTAATTCACCGGAAGTTTTATATCTTGAAATAATCTCTGCATTTTCTCCGGTTGAAATTACAGAGGTTAACCACCTTAGTATATTTATGGGAGAAGATAATTTATCACTAATCCCCCTATACATTAAAATCTCTTTTTCTGCAGAAAGACTCCACCTAGTTTCAGACATCTTTTGTAACTCTCTAATTCCTTCCTTATATTCATTGGTGGCTTTTTCTAAAATAGCTTGACCAATTGACGTATTAAGAAACTCTCTAGTGTCCCTGCCTACTCTTATTCTTTTTACTAAATCATCTATTCCTACTTCTAATGGATCATAGTAGTCCATTATGGCATCCCTAGTTTTTTAATAACTTTATTATACTGCTCTAAATCGTTGCTTACTTTAGCCCAGCTAACACAATTAAAGTCTCTGCACAGCTGTGGTCTTTCATTGTAAATTCCACATTTATATCCAATTTCATCATTACCTTCTATATGAGAGCACCGAATCCTTATTCCTTTTGCAGTATCTTTAATATGATCATGCTTTCCTACTATAGCCCGTAACCACTCCATCTGCCTAGGTTCTTTCCAATTAGGCTTGAGCTCTATCTCGCAGCATATAGCGCAACTCTTGCAAACGCTTTCTGTAATATTAACCTCTTGAAGAGGCCACTCCACTATACTCATCCCACAGCGTAGGGTATCTTATTATAGTCATTCCTGGCCATAACACCTACAGGTCCCTCATCTAACATTTCCTCTTGCCTATTAATTTCTTCATCAGCTATCTGATTAATAAGCGCCTCTCTTTGTAACATTAACTCAGCTCTCCTAGTTGCTACGTCTTCTTGTTTAAGTTGTAAATCTATATACTGAAGCTGGGCATCTATTTCTTTCTTACGAATCTCTGCCCCAGTCTTCATGTTCATTGCTTCTAGATTACCTTGTTGCTTCATCTGCTCAATCTGAATTCTATTCTCAAGCTTCATCTGCTCGCTCTCAATGATTCCCTGCATCTCATCTAACTGGGCTTGCATCTCTGCTACAGCAGGATCACCTTCAAACGATATGAACCTATCACCATCTTTGTAACCAAGTTGACCAAAAACTTCTTTAGTAACCTCTTGTATATTAATTCTTTCCGCAATACCTGGGAAAGCTGCCAAAGTCTGTAGGCCCATCATTAAGTTCTGAACCTTCTTTAATGGATCGGTGGCATTTATACCCACATTAACCTTCAGTAAAACTTCATACTTAAGAAGATCGTCTACCGAAACATCCTTCATTTGTTCATTTATTTCTAGGGCAGCCTCACCAGCAATTCCTAATATTACCTGATCGGTCTCGTAGTATTGCTCAAGTCTAAGCATTTGCTTAAGAACCTTCTCCACCCATGTTTCAGAAAACGTCCTTAGCACATATTCTATCACACTTCCTGTGCTGTTTGCTAGAAGAGACATACCGCCAACAGTTTCGTTTAATGATCTAGAAGCTTGAATTGTAGATGTAGAAAAGTTACCCTGTAACTCATCAAAGTCCATATTAATTCTATCTTGTTCCGCATACGCAGAACCAGTAACATCTCTAGTTTCTATAATTCTTACGTCTTGGTCTGGATCATCCATCTCTACCGCGCCACCAGGAACGGACCTAAACAAAGCGTCCAAATCTATATTCCTATCACGCCTTATATGGTATCTTTTATTAAGAGCTAGCTTAACATTGTCAAATCTTTGGTTCCATATATCATTAGCCGCAGCTTGAAGTTCTTGTGTTAGTTCAACCGTACCAGCTGGATAAATCTTATGCGCTTCTATATTAGCGTATCCCATTACGTATGGCCTTTCTCCGCTCCTCAACCAAGGATACATTTCTTGGAGTGGAATTGGATCAGTTAGCATATAGCTAACTCCTGCTGTAAAATAACACCAGTCTTCCCCTTCCTTTCTAACTATGTTTTTATGAACCCAGACTATTTTATAGTCCTGAACTTCACCATATCCAGCATCATTATCAAGCGGGTCCTCTCTCGGCTCATCCCTTACTAGCTTTGTGGTATTATCATCCTCATCGCTAGTAGTGGTTAGCAACTCGCCATTACTTAACTCGTTCCATTCCCCAGAATCCATTTTCTGTCTTATGTCTTGCAAGTACATAGGAATAAGATGTATTACGTATGGGCTACTTTCTATCGGGTCAGCCCAATCGGAAGCTGGATCAATTCTTAGATTTTCTGGAGAAATAATTTCTATGACAGGCTTATCTCTTATAGAGGTTACCTGGCTTCTTGTTTTTTCATTTCCTTCATAGTCTATTACTGGTTTGTTATCACGGCCAACTTCAATATAAGTCTCGTCTCTTTCTTCATAATCCCAATATTGATGACTTACACACAATCCCTGAACCGCTGCATCCTGAAGAGCCGCCGACATTGTTTGAAACCAAGGAATAGTATTTGTTAGTCTGTACTGTAAAACAGATTGAGAAACTACAGCAGCAGCTGCCTGCATTGGATCATTAGGATTTCTAGACTTTATGCTTACAACATCCTCATTAGTAAAAAATGCTACATTCATTGCAGACTGAAGATTCCTTACTGCAGTCCTAGTTTTTGGCCTAAAAAATTTAGACCTTTTTTCATAAGCATTAGTATTATACTTAGACCCAGGCGGGTGATTGCTATTAAATAAAGAAAGGCTTTTTTCCCATTGCCCTCTTAAATTAGCGTCCACCCATTCAGAAGAATCCTCATATGCTTGCCTAGCCATCCTAAGCCAAGAGTCTTCACGAAGAGACTCGTCATCATCTACGTTTAAAACCTCTGATCCCTCTGTAGGTGGCTGTGGATTAATTAAGCTCATGCAGCGTAGTCTCCGTCAAGTTGTCCTGTCCTGCTCATATTTAAATCATTATACAAGGTGTTATTAAACTTGCCTCTCTGCTGTTTGAATCTTTCTAATATCTCTCCACCAGCCATAACGACTAATTTATAATCATTATCTATTTTATCAGCATGTATTACAAAACCCCAGTTACCAGAAATTCTTAAAGACTTTACCGTAACAACCCCATCCATAACATTAACAGCCCAGAACCATCCAGGATATTTCTTCTCTAGTGTTTCTGCAACATTTTTGGCTAATGTATGATCGTTTAAAGAAAATATGTTTGCTTTTTCTATATCAAAAGACATCTCATCCTTTCCTTTTTTCTTTCTTGCTTAGACCATAAAATACTCTTTGGCCATTATTAAAAACATACGTTTTTACTGGCTCTTTTAACTCAGGGTCAACCTTATAACAAAGGTTGCTCCAGCTAAAAGTCGTATCTTTCTTTACATTATCCATACTGTAGGTTTCCATGTGGGGTCTTTTCGTATCATTCCAACGTCCTGACCAGTTATAGTAAATATTCCAGTCTCTGGATCATATGTATGTGTCTGCCCAACTAATGGAGCCATACCATAGGATGCCCATGTTCCACTTACTGCCGCCCAAGTATCAGACGTTTCGTCCCAGTACCTTAGACTAAAGGATAGATTTCCTTCTGGTACTATCCTGAATACTCCTTTAGCAAATACAGGAGAACCGCCTGAGATAGATAGAGTTCCAACCCCTACAGATGGAGCGTAAGATACATCCATCGTAGGGACCAACCCCCCTATTGTTAGGGTTACATAACTTGGGTATTGTATATGCCCATGCTTTGATACAGGGATTTGTCCAGATAATGCTAGAGAAGAGGCGGCAGGATAGAATAGCTGATCATCCCATGCGTATGGAATAGTATTCCAGTTATATGTATTAGCCGCCCATGTGGACATTAGATATATCTAACGTGAAGTGCTTTCATGGCGCAGTAGGCCAATTAACATTGGTTACGTCATCTGCTGTTCTTAGTCCTGCTGGTAGATCGCGCAGTGCCTGACGGTAGTCGCGCATATCCTCAGTCAAGGTTACGTCTTGGAGAGCGTGTAAGTCCGTAGCCGCGAGTCTGCGGTTTCTATCTTCGCGCAAGTTTGCAATGGCACGGTCAAAAGCACCCGCTGCCCATACCGCCTCTTCGGCATCTCGCGCCGCTTCTTCTTCTGGTGTGAAATCTACTCTCACACCGTTGACCATTTTGTGTCTTGCCATCTAATTGCTCCTAATAATTATGAAATACCGTACATCTGAATTACGCCGTCGAAGTTCCCGCTGGTCATTTTGAATTGAATATCTGTAACTGCTGTTGTTACATTAATATAACCAGCAGTCATGTCACTTGCCTGATGATCACCTGCGTATGTATAACTGCCAGTGAAATAAAAATGCTTGACGTAGGTGGCGGAGGCAGGGTTGAACAAATGCAATATTCCAGCAGCACTTTCATCTGCGCCATTACCAATATTCGGGAGAAAATTCTGATGTTCCGTTGACAGACGTTGGGCGCCTCCGCCAAAAGTAACTTTGGCCTGTGAATCATTTTCACTATGTAATGCCCTTAGTCCAGCGGATTGGATTATTTCATCGTAGCCGCTTCCACCATCTACATTGAATTGAAATTCAAAGATAACATCATCATTGGCGGGAGCAATATCTGTACACACAAACATATACTCATCATAGGTACTGTCTATTCCAGACGTAATATCTATAGAAGAGGAATCACTTGCCGTAGACGTTGAAATCAGTGTTGGTATACCCATCAGCCGACTCCGTACATGGAAATGATGCCGTCAAAGTTGCCTGATGACATTTTGAACTGAATGTCGTCTATTGCTGTGGTTGTGTTTATATAACCAGCAACGAATGTTTCCTTTGTATAATCATTGCCTGAGAGAACATTAAAA